ACTTTTTGAGTAATTAATCCATCTTTTGTTGCTATATAATTATCAACCTTATTTTCAATTGATGTATTTAACCCAGTTTGTTTTGTTGTCACATAACTATCTAATTCGGTTTTTAATTGACTTAAATATATTGGACTCTTAGATGTAAATATACCATCAACTTTAACTTCAACAATTTTAGCGATTGGTTCTTCCATACTATTTAATGTAGCAACTTTCTTTACTTCAATAGCATTTTTTGAATCATCTGTTTTACTATCTATTTCCCTAAACTTTACATTCGTATAATCATTTATTCTATTTTGATTTTCATTATATAAAACATCATTTAATGAAACTCTATATCTATCCATTTCTTCTTTTTTAGAAGATGTATATGTGTCAAGTTCAGATTTTAAACTTGTCAACTTATTTAATAATTCATTTAATTTTTCATCCTTATATAATTCAATTGCTTCCTTTTGTGAATTCACATAAGTGTTTAATATACCCTTTTGCTCATTTGTTTTTTGCTCCAATTCAACTTTATACATATTAGCATATTGGTCTATTAGTTTTCTTAATTCTGCATTAAGGTCAACAATTGATATTGCTTCATAATGGTCGCCCTTACATATCCAAACTTCATCTGTTTTCAATTTAGGAAGTATTAAGTGCATTTCCATACTATCTCCAACTATTGCTTGTCTTTTTGTATACTCCCATAATTCGCTAACAGTGTTAACTAAAACATTATATCTATCTACCAAAACTTTTATATCTGGATTAAATTCACTTAGGTATGTCATACTTTTATTGTCATACCATAAACCTACTTGAATTTTAGAATACTTGAATACAGAGTTATCTACTACCTTAAAAACATAATTACCATTAACTTTGATTAATTGATACCAAGCTTTTGGTAATTCTTTATAATTTCCAGTAACACTATCCAATCCATAAAATTCTAAGTTGTTTCCAACTATTCCATTTAATTCATAGTTTGTAGTAGATGAATTAATGGCTATCTCTTTTATAAGATATGAGATATTTCTTAACTTTGCCATTTATCTTATCACCCCTATAATTCAAAAATAGGGGATAGAATTAACTACCCCCTATCCTTATTAATTAAAATCTATTAAGCTTTATATCTAAATTCTATAATGCTTTCTGGTTCAATTACAGCAACCCCTAAACTTCTCTTTACTCTACAAGCAACAGAGTCAGTTGCTAAATCTTCCCAAGATTTTGCTTCTAAGTCATTTTCCCAAGAAGCCACACCAAAAGTTTGAGTAGGTATTAAATAAATAGTATTTATTCCACCAGTTCCATTTGGTTTTGCGTATTCAGATACTTTAACAACTTCACAAGCTAAGAAAGTTTTTAAGCTTGATGTTCCTTCTTTTAATCCACCTAAGTAGTTATTAGAAGCTATTTTTTCAACTGTAAATAATTTAGAGAATTCTTTAGCAGTTAATACTAAAGCAACTCCATTACTTCCAGTTGAAGCAGTCATATCTTTAACGTTTGTAGCTGCATATACAGCTGCTTGTATTAAAGCGTCTATATTTGCAACATCAGTTAAAACTTTAGTTGCGTCTCCCATTGGTGTTAATTTACCAGCAGCTGCAGTACCACCAGATGTCTTTGCAGCAATAGCTGCTAATATTTTCTTATCAACTTCTCTAGCTAATGCGTCAGATAATGATTTGATATAAGAACTTTCTAAATTAATAGTAGTTGAATTTATATCTTCATTTTTTATTCTGTCACTAGCATAAATCATTTCGATAGTAGCAGTTACTTTTTCTGCTGTACCACCAGAACCAGTGTATGCGTCTTTGTACATATTAAATCCAGTAGCACTATCCACACCAGATTCTCCTAATCTGTAGAATGTATGTGTATTAGCACCTTTTACTGTAGCCTTTTGTCCATAACCTAATAATAGATTTCCTTTTTCTTCTTTTAATTTTTGTAGCATAACAGCTTCAAATTGAGCCTGTTTTGCGGCAGTTACATTATATGCCATTCTCCTTTTCACCCCTTACGAACATATGTATACGGATTATATATACATAGCCCTTTCTTATTTTTTTTATTTATTTATTTTAAAACATTGAACAACTCATCAAATTCTTCTAATGATTGACTTCCAATCATACCCCTTAACTTATTTATTTGCTCAAGTGTTTGTTCTTTTGTAACACTTGGCTGTTTACTTAACCAATCGCTATAAAATTGCATTGCTTGTAATGGTTGTATTTGCATTTTATTTTGAACTCCATTTACTATTTTTGGCTCTTGAGTTCTCACCCCATTATTCTTCATACTTCCATTATAAAGTGCATTTAATACTTTGATTGATGTAGGGTCAGTAAACATTCCATTTAGCAATTCATTAGTTAGAATATCTGAGTTGACATTTGCTTTAACCCAATTTAATAAAGGTTGGATATTCATAATTTCGCTTCTTGATAAATTAGCTTCAAGATTAGCTTTTATTTCTGCTGGCGACATAGGTTCATTTCCATATTCACCTTTACCTTGCATTTCTGCAATTGCAGCATTATATCCTTCTTGATATTGTTCTAATGAATTTGTAAAATATTCTTTTATTTGCTCATCATTATAACCATATCCTTTTAACCTTTTAACTTCTTGTAATACTTCTTCTCTGCTTTCTGGTGTTTCAAAATCTAACAGTTCTTGAAAATCACCCAAATCTACTCCATTGAATTTAGTCCCTTCAATTCCTAAACCTTCCAACATTTCATCTATTCCATCTTGTTGTCCTAATGTATCTAGTACATCATTTAGCAATGGATTTTGTTCATCTTCTGGATTAGGCTCAGTTTTGACTTCTTCACCAACATTAACTTCGGTATTGTTTTCAATAGGAACACCAAACTGATTTATAGCTTGTTTTGTTTCTTCTCCAATATTATCATCTGTATTTTCTAATAATGGATTTGATACATTACCAACTTTATCTTCTAAAGGTTTTTGCGAACCCATAGGAGTTTCAGTACCAGTTTGAGTTCCACTTACAACAGTGTTATTTAATTGTCCTTCCATTAATTACCCCCATAATTACTTTCTTGATATTTAGCTATTTGATATAAAAGCATATCTCCAAAATTTTGATAAACTAAAGGTTGACCATTGACCTTACAATCCATAACATATAAATTATATATAGTATTAGCCAATGCAATCAATTCGTTAAAATCATCATTAGTAGCGAATTGCTTTATCAAATTCAAATATTTGTCTTCGTATAATTTTATTCTTTTAGTTTCCATTCCCTTCTCTCTCATATAGTATTATATATTTTTTCTTAGTTCATTGTTTTTCCAAAATTTCCGACTAATTTATTGTATAGCTTGTAACATATCTTGTTCTTGTTGTGCTTGTTCCATAGCCATTCTCTCTTGTGCGTTTTGTATTTCTTGACCCCTTAAATCATTTCTTTGTTGGTCTATCGCCATTTGTTGCATTTGTTGTTGTTGCATTTGCATTTGTTGTTGTGCTTGTTGCATTTCTTCATCAGTCATTCTTATTTCTAAAGGAATACCTAAGTTGTCTTGGAAATATCTTAATGTCTTTTCAACTTTTAATCCAGCAGTTTGAGCCATTTGTATAACAGCACCAGATGTTTGTATATATGACATAACCTTTTCAACACTTTGTGCTTCTTGGTTTGTAGCCAAAGCATTTTTATAGTTAATTAATGTTATATCTAAATCTCCCAATTCAAATTCTATTTTCTTTTGATGTATTAAAATTCTCATTGGAATTAAAAAAGTAGGTGTTAAAAGTTCTCTTTCGATAAACTCAAACGCTCTACTCCATTTTTGTCTTAATGCTCTTAATCTTATCTCACTTTCTCCAGCACTTCTTCTCTTATATTCATCTATCTGTCCTAATGGATGAGATGTATATAATTCTCTAATTGCTTGTTTATATTCTTGTATATCTTTATCTAATGGTAGTAATGTTCCAACAGTCTGTATTGGTTCAACTCTTACTGCACCACTAAGTGAATTTTGCATAGGTGTCATTGTACCAGTATAGTTTACAGCTTTAGCTTCCAAAGATAACATTTGTGCCAATAATTTATC